TTATTTTCTGTATTTTTTTGGGGTGAATTTTTTCTTAGCGATTTGCTTAGCAAGCCTCATGGAGTTCTCCAGAGAAATGCGTATAAGTTCCCTTGTTTCTTCATCCATCGGTTCACCGTCATACATTAGCCCTTCACGACTCTCTAAACTGTCCATGATTCTTTGTAGATCTTTTGCGATATCCCGTTCATCCTTTTCAGTTAGTTCTGGGAGCTGCGTATCGTGATTTGAGTTTTTAGCATCTTCTTCACCAATCAAGCTGCTTATAGGCACATTCAATGCAGAGGCTATCGCCTTTAGAGTATCAAAGCTTGGATTATATCTATTACGTTCTACGTCTGCTAAGTAAGATCTAGATATGTTTGCTTTTTGAGCTAATTCCATTTGAGTCATTTTCGCTTTTTTCCTAAAAATCCTAATATTATCTCCGATCATTATAAAGCACCTCTTTTCGTTGTCGGTATTGCCGACATTTATATTTTGATTATAGTATGGAAAAGTCGGATATACAATGCGTAAAATGACGGAAATACAATCAATATTAAGGAAATAGACGGAAATACAAGTAAAAATACCAATTTTGCTTTAAAATGCTTAAATTTTGGCGAAAATGCGCGTTTACAAAATGACGGAAATACAATACATTAGTATCAGCAGGAGGTGATAACAATGTTAGACAAAAAAACATTAGGAGCAATCATCAAGAAAAAGCGCAATGAAGCTGGAATGACACAAGATCAATTATCTTCCGCCACTAATTTGTCTAGAAACTATATATCGGACATCGAAAACGGTCGATACACACCAAGCCTTAATGCTCTTTCTAAAATAGCTATTTGCTTAGATATCGATTTAAATGTGCTTAAAATGACGGAAATACAAGATATAGACGTTAAAAATAACCGTTCGAGCGCTTAATTCACAACAAGAACACGGAAAAGGGAGAGGTAGAAAAAATGACGCTGCCGATCGATCTTGACTTGCTCCAAAAGAGAAAGGCAATCCCAGTTAAACTTGCCCAGCTATCCTATACAAATCCAGACAAAGCAATCCAGCTTTTGAGAAAGTGGGGTGAGAAACAAGTTCCTATTACTCCTCTGTACGAAGAGATTATCCAAGCGTTAAATTCTGATGCGCAAAAGAAAGCAATTTAAAGGAGGTGATCGCCCGTGCAAATCCGCAACGTCTCGTTCGATGAGTTGCCTGAATTCGTTCGCCAAGGGATTGAAACCCAATATAAAAAACCACTCTTTGTCAAAGCGACTGTGTTTGAGTTTTCCTTTGCGCCTTCATTGTACGAAGTGTGTGTGCTGGATTTAGACCGGAACATCATCGCGGAAGTGACATTCGAGGAAGGAGCAGGTGTGAGACACGAATCAACGGTCATGCTTGGAACGGTGTTAGAGGCACTCAAAAAGTATCCAGAACGCTTTGGCCTCGAATGAGGCATTCCTTTTGGCGAAAAAGTGGACAAGCCTTCGTCCGAAATTCGGACGAATACAAAAACAAAATGGAGAGGTGAAACCATGAGTGATTTAGTTTTCATTCAAAACGGGCAAGTGCTTACTGACAGTCTAACGGTTGCGGAAATGTTTGGCAAAGAACACAAAAATGTAAAACGGGATATTGAAAACACGATCAGCAATATCGATGTTTTAAAAACATCAGAGGAAGCACGTGAATTAGGAATCGATTTTTCATCGCTCAAATTTGAGCGGTGCGAATACAAGGCGGCAAACGGTCAGATTTATACGAAGTTTCTTTTGAATTTCGATGCTTTCATGCTTGTGACCATGGGCTATACAACGCAACGGGCCATGCTGGTGAAGGTTCGATATATAAATGAATTCAATCGCATGAAAGAGGCATTACAAAAACAACAGCAGGTGTTACAACCAAAAACCCAGGCGGAAATGTTGCTCCTATACGCGCAGCAAATGGTTGAGCAGGAACGAAAAATCAAAGCTCTTGAAGAAGATAACGCTCGCCAAAATAGCCGGATTGAACAACTTGAAAACAAAATTGAAAAACGGATGACGGAAGAATTCGAAATGCAGCTGGTCACACCAACGCAGATCGGCAAGATGTTTGAACCGGCGCTTTCCGGAAAAGAAGTCAATAAACTTCTCCAAAAAGCCGGATTGCAATGGCGCGTCGGCGGCGAATGGGTAGCGACGGTGGAAGGGAAGAAATACAGCAGCTCGGAGCCGATTCAGTTGGAAAACGGGAAAATGGTGTATCAACTGAAATGGCAGCGTAGAGTTAAAGATATTATCCAAGCTGAAATGGAGGTGACCGTGAAATGAAACCACTGGGAATCGTCCGCAGAATCGATCAATTAGGAAGAATCGTCATTCCGATGGAAGTTCGCCGCGTCCACGGTTGGGAGCCGGGAACGCCGATCGAAATGTTTGCTACTGAAAAAGGATTAGTTCTTCGCGAATACGGCGCAGAGCAGAAAAAGCTTGCGGTGATTGAAGGTTTGAAATATCTAACCAATACCGTCACGGACGAAACGGCATTAGCGATGATCGAGGACATCATGGAATACGTGAAAGGGGAGGCGAAATCATGAACGTCCTCCCAGGCGACATGAAGCTGGCCCTTAAGTTGAGATATTGCTGCCGTAATTACCTAAATCGCGCTCGAGCAGAGCTACATAGAAACGACTTTGACGAAGCCGAACGTTGGGCAACTGAATTTTTACGCTGCAAACGCGACTTGGACGAGCTGATACGGAAGAAAGAGGAGCACGACAAACTGCTCGAGGTTGTTGAGTTGATGAAGGAAAAAGGAATCGATATCGCAATCATTATGAGAAAGGGGAATGAACAATGAATATCTGTTTTTCTGCAAGTCGGTTAATGAAAGTTTCAGAGGTTCGTAGATTGTGCAAGGAAATGAGAGAGAATCCAGCTCTCCTTATGGCCACGGAGTTAAAAGCGAAAGAGGAACTTTACAAACGCTTTTTACAAAAAGAAAAACGGCCAGTGCTCCCAACACCAGCCGTCTAAACATACCTCCACGTCACAGTTTAATTTTACCATATTCCTTTCCCTGTAGCAAGGGCAGGCCTAGTGCCTGTCGTCAAGGGTGCGAACGTTGCGCTGACTCCATCCCCCGGTCATCAGCGTTCTCGCCTTTGACGATGTGCACTAGCACATCTTCTACACTATCAATCTATGCGAAAGGAGGGAGAACAATGACACGCGAGGAGAAAAAACTCATCCGGTTGCAGATCATCGGACTTCTCGATCAGTGCCAGGGCTGCCCGTATCATTCAACAACTAACGCCAGTATTCACATTTGCCCTAGTTGTCGGATCGGCAAGAAGATACGAGCACTTGGCAAAAAGCTATGGAAGCGCGATGAAAAGAAACGGGTGTCAGTTCGACGTCCATGGACTACACAAGAAGAGGAGTTCCTTTTACAAAATCTCCATATGAAACACCGAGAATTGGCTGAAAAATTGGGGCGCAGCTATAGAGCGGTTCAGAACAAAATATTTGAAATGAGAAAAAAGGGGCGAATCCATGATGCAAGTTGAAAACCCGATGACTCGTCCGGTTCGGCTTAAAAGCCCTCACTGGGGAGTTGACGCTTGCGGCGATGAAATCCTCTACGGGGATACCATCTACGAGTTTCCAGATGGGGAGATCGTGCTCGAGGAAAACATTCGCGAGTATCTCATCCAAGTGTTAGGCGCAACACGCAAAATCGCCGAATGAAAAACGCCTCACTGGGGGAAGTGAGACGTTTCAAAAATAAAAAGGCGATTCCTTAGAGCAGCTACCTTCATCATAAAGGAATCGCCTCGCAAAATCAATGGAGGGGAAGAAATTGGAAGCTATCGTTCTTGCAAACACAAATGAAATGAGCCATGAAGAATGGCTACAGGCTCGCACTCGTGGAATCGGTGGCAGTGATGCTTCGATCGTTCTCGGTTTGAACAAATACAAAACGCCATTTGAATTATGGCTCGAAAAGACAGAACAAGTCACTCCACAATCTTCAACAAGTGAAGCAGCTTATTTCGGTACGTTACTCGAGGACCTAGTGGCAAAAGAGTTCGAAAAGCGTTCCGGGAAGAAAGTGCGGAAAAGAAATGCGATGTTTCGACATCCGGAGCATGATTTCATCTTGGCCAACATTGATCGGTTTGTGGTTGGGGAGAAAGCCATTCTGGAATGCAAAACGGCATCGGCGTTCCTAGCAAAAGAATGGGAGAACGATGAAATTCCGGAGGCATATATCGTTCAAATGCAGCATTATCTCGGTGTCTTGGGGTCGGAGTATCGAAAAGGATATTTCGCAGTTCTGATCGGCGGTCAAAAGTTCATATGGAAAGAAATCGAACGCGATGATGAACTAATCGAAATGATTTTCCAGGCGGAGATTGACTTTTGGAATAACCACGTATTGAAAGGGGAGCCGCCAGCGCTTGACGGATCATCGGCCGCGGAAAAATTTTTGAAGGAACGCTATAAAGAAACGGACCCGAGCAAAATTGCCCAATTAGGAGCTTCCTATAAGTCAAAGATCGAAGAATACCAGTCACTCAAGGAAACCATCGAACAGTTGGAGCAACAAAAAAAGGCGATCGAGAACGAGCTTAAAAATGAGCTTAAAGACGCGGAAATCGGATATGTCGGTAATTATGAGGTGCAATGGAAGCCGCGTGTGTCAAACCGAGTAGATACCAAGCTGCTAAAAGAAAAATTCCCGGACATCTATAAGCAAGTTCTTAAAACAAGTACCGCGCGTTATTTTTCCATAAACACTTTGGACTAGGAGGTTTATACAATGGCCACAACTCAATCACTAAAAAAACAGTTACAAAACAAAAATAATGTTCCGCAGCAACCAACAACTTTACAGACATTAAAAGGGTTGCTTGCAAGTCCAACACTCAAAAAACGTTTTGAAGAAATTTTGGACAAGCGCGCTCCACAGTTTATGACTTCAATCGTGAACCTATACAGTTCCGATCAAACGTTACAAAAATGCGAACCAATGAGCGTTATTTCAGCTGCTATGATTGCGGCTACGCTCGACTTACCAATAGACAAAAACTTGGGGTATGCCTGGATTGTTCCATATGGCAATAAAGCGCAGTTCCAAATCGGTTACAGGGGGTACATTCAATTAGCGCTTAGAACGGGTCAATACAAATCAATCAACGTCATCGAAGTTTACGAAGGTGAATTAAAAAAATGGAACCGCCTCACAGAAGAACTCGAAATTGACTTTGATGCAAGAGTATCTGACGCAGTTATTGGTTACGCGGCCTACTTTGAACTAGTCAACGGATTCAAAAAAACCGTGTACTGGACGAAGGATCAAGTCGAAAAGCATCGCCAAAAATACAGCAAATCCGGCCATAGTTGGAAAGAAAATTATGATGCTATGGCGATGAAAACCGTTTTGCGAAACATGCTTGCAAAATGGGGTATCCTCTCGATCGAAATGCAAAATGCGTTCAACGAGGATGAGAAAGAAGTTAGGGAAGTTAAGGACATCACTAACGAGGTGCAAGAAACGGAATACATCGAAGCAGAAGCTTTCGAAGTTACGGAAGAACAACCAGCAGAAGAAAAACCAAGTACCTTCGAACAGGAGAGCTTTGACATCGAATGATGGAACACCGAATTGCGATCCCGCATCATTTCCGTTGGATGGCTGCCGGCAACAAGAAGCTATACATCGAGTACATCAAGGGATATATCAAGAGCAGCCATCCCAATCTAAAGCCCATTCGGGTTGAGGGAAGGTATGTTATCTGTATCAAAAAATAGGAGGTGTTGAGCTTGGCAGACGTACAGCTCGAGAACGGATATACCAAAATTGCAAATAAGATTTTAGAACGCCTGGCGCTGACCAAGCTCAGCCCCATTCAATATCGTCTTATCTTTGTGATCTGGCGTTACACCTATGGATTTAGTCGAAAGGAGCACACTTTTTCTCTTAGTTTTCTGAGCGAGGCAACTAAGTACGATCAACGACAACTACAAAGGGAATTAGCAAAACTTGAACAGCGAAGGATTATCGTTCAAAAAGTACAGCCTGGGAAGCCGCGTATCATCAGTTTCAACAAAAATTATGATGAATGGCTAGATGAAGAAACCCTTGGTAATTCTACCATAGGTAAAGTTACCAACGGTAATTCTACCGAGGGTACCTTTGGTAATTTTACCGAAGGCACCCTTGGTAATCCTACCAACCAAGAAATAAAAAATATAAATAAAAATTTAAATAAATATAAAGAGGATGATGAATATACCGTGGACAAAATTTTAGACCTTCTTCAAAAAAGTAAGATTTTGGAGAAAGAAGATATCACGGAATTTCTCCGTGAAGATATACAAGATGTTATCGATAATTTTGGCTTTACTAATCCAGAAGAAATGATTGTAGAAGCCATCAAAGATGCAGCACGAGGAAACGGGAAAACGTGGAAGTTTGTCTACAACAAATTGAACGCCTGGAGAAAGCAGGGGATTAAAACCATTGAAGATTTGGACAAGGGGGATACCCATGACACGGTTCACAAGCATCGCCGAGGTGTTAGCCGACCTGCAAAAGAAGGCAAGTCTTATGAACAAATCCTCCGAGAAGCCGAAGCAGCCCGAAAAGCTTGGGGAGGATGAATACGAATGTTCCCAATGTAAAGATACGGAATTCATTTTCTATAAAGACGAGCAAGGTTATGAATTCGCAAAACCGTGTGAATGCAGAGAACGAAAAGCCTGGAAGCGCCGATTCAAGCAGGCATTGATCCCAGACGAGTTTGTTCACGCTAATTTTGAAAACTTTAAACGAGTGAATGAATATCAGCAGGACATGTATGAAAAGACCATAGATTATCTAAACGAGTTTGCTGTTATCAAGCAAGAGGATGGCACGACAAAGAAAATCATACCTAACAAAAATTTAGGATTTATCGCTGTCGTGGGCGAGCAACGGCTCCGAGAACTGCCGGCTGGCGAGCGAGCGGAAGCAAAGAGACAGCATAACAACTTCGGTGTTGGTAAAACCCATTTGCAAATCGCACTGGCCAAACGGCTCATTAAGGACGGATTCAATGTACTCGTCGTTTCAGATGTCACGTTCATGGACGAGCTTATCCAAGCCAAGATGATGAACGATGAGGGAGAAACGCTCAATCGACTCCTGTATAGTGCGATTCATGCGGATGTACTGGTGTGGGATGACATAGGCAAGGCGAAGTGGTCGGAGGCAAAAGAGACCCTATACTATCAGATCATCAATGAGCGATACAGAAAACAAAAGCCAATTGTGTTCAACTCTAACGAAGATCGCGGAACATTAAGCGAAAAAATCGGATATGCTGCGGCAAGTAGATTGATAGGACAATGCGGTCCATATCTTCTCGAAGTCGAAGGGGAAGATTTTAGATTAAAGGGGGCGTAAGAACAATGACATGCGTGAAATGTAACGGGACAGGGCGACTATACACAAAAGTAGCAAACGGTGCGTGCTTGGTGACGGCTTGCGATTGCGAACATGCGGAACGTGCTAGACAAGAATTCGAGAAGGAAATGGCCGATTTCAGACGCCGGCTTTGTAAAGCAAAAGAACGATTGAAAATGGAGGTGTGTTGCTGATGGGTATCCTCTATGAAAAGGTTCAATACACCCAGGAACTCAAACGTCAAATTATGATTCGTCAACTAATCGACATGGGAATCACGGAACATCAAGGCCAATCCGTTTATGATTTGGACTACTACACGTTGCGGTATGTGTTGGCAACAGAGAAACTGAAAGACTAACACGTTCGAAATCTTCAAGTTTTAGCCCGTATGGCGTTTTTCTTGCGAGGGTAATAGGAAATATCTCGGAATGAGAAAAACGCCTAGAAGGGCAAATATGAGCGTTTAACTAAAACTTAACGAGGTGAAAAGCGTTGAATTTAGCTAAACTGTTTGAAATGCAACGCCAGCTGGACGAACACATCGACAAAGAACATCCACGTCAACCGGGCGAAGATCGGCTGGCGAAGAAAGTCCTTGCTCTTTTCGTTGAACTTGGCGAACTTGCAAATGAACATAGAGGATTCAAGTATTGGTCTAACGACCAAGAGCCGAGAATTGGTGGCGAATGTAGTTGTGATGATGGATATATCGATGTTTATATGGGGCATGGAGTCGTAGAACAAGATATATGTCCTCATTGCGAAGGGCTGGGTGAATTACCAAACACACTTCTTGAAGAATATGTAGACGCACTACACTTCATTTTGTCAATTGGATTAGATATTGCAGAACCAGACATTGTTAACTTACGTGATGTAGACGGAAAAGAGAATATAATCGAGCAATTTATCGAGGTCTTTGATAGGGTCAGAGGTTTATATTTCTTCGAGTATGACATTTTTGAATATGAATCATTACTTGCACAGTTCATTAAATTGGGCGAAATGCTCGGCTTTTCTTGGCAGGAGATCGAAGAAGCTTATCTTCGGAAAAACGCCGTCAATCACCAGCGCCAGGAGATGGGATATTGATGAGATTTGTAGGCATTGATCCATCAACGAAAACGGGTCTGGTTATTCTTGAGGACAACAAGGTACATACAGCCATAGAAATTACACCACAAGAGGAAAGGGACCCGCACCGATTCATAGAGATTGCTAAAACGGTGATGAGTCACATTACGGAACACGATGTTATTTGCATTGAGGGCTTTTCTTACGGTTCAAGAGGTGCTGCAGTTAGTGTTCAGTATGGCATCGGCTGGATACTTCGCTCAGAGCTAATCAAAGCCGGATTGAGTTACTTTGAGGTTCCGCCGTCTTCTGTAAAGAAATTTGCAACCGGTAGAGGCAACGCGAAGAAAGATGAAATGGTTTTGCCAATTTACAAACGCTGGGGATTCGAGCACAACAGTGACAATGTTCGTGATGCGTTTGTGTTGGCGCAAATCGCCAGAGCTCTGAGTGGACAAGTTGAATTAACAAAGTTTCAAAAAGAAGCTTTGAATAAAATCTCGTAAAACCAAAGGGAGCAGTTCTTTTTGAAGTTTTGGAATGGAGTTACTCGGTTCTCCAGGTGGTTCCATTCCGAAGTTAGAAACACAAAAATTAGTGAGTTTCAAAAAAGCACCTCAAAGAAGTGCGTAATTATCTAAACAATTTATTTAAAGCTGGAATTAATTTGTCAAAATAAGGCTTGATTATGAAATCCTTAGCACCTATTTGAAGAGCATCAATAATGAAACTTTTTTGTCCCATCGATGAACAAATTATTACTTTTGCTTTTGGATCAAATTTTAAAATACTTTTTAAAGCATCTAATCCATTCATAGTAGGCATAATTAAGTCAAGTATGACAATGTCAGGCATTTTTTCTTTGTAAAGAGATACAGCACTACTACCATCAGAAGCCTCAGCGACAACTTGGTAACCATTATCAGCTAGGAGATTCTTTAATAAATTTCTCATAAACATTGAATCGTCAGCAATTAATATAGTTTTGCACATTTAAATCACCTTTCACTAGAAAAGTAAAGCAAATGGAGGTCCTTTTGTCATAAAAAACGTGCATGAGACAGTGCGTCTAATAAAGAGAACCTTCTTAAAAGATCACAATGATTTTTCACAGACAGGGCAACTGGATGGCATGTCTATTGAAAATAGATTTAGCCCCTTTAGTTTTGCATCCTACCCTTTCGTGTAGTTTGTCGATTCAATATTAGATTTGTGTATAAATTTGTCGAAATTTGTATAATAATTCCAGAAGAAAATATTAACAAATTTTATAGTTAAATTTACATAGGAAAAAATAATTATTTTTGATGATAGAAGAGTGTTAAGTAGTACTGTTGATCTATTAAACAAAAAGTATTCAGAATGGTAGTTGTGTTTCCAAGAAGGGATGAGATGAGAGAAATTAAGTTTCAGGCACTCATTAAAGAATCTTCTCCGAGAGAATATTTAAATCAAGTTTGACATTAACGGAAAACAAGTGTTGATTTATAACGCAACAGTTATTGTTGAAGAAAAATAATGAAAAAGGAACAAGGCCATTCTTATGGGGATACGATTCTTCAAGCGGGCAGATTGACCTTGTTCCATTAAGATATTTATTTCCATTATTGAAGTGTTTAATACAAAAAATAAAAAAGCCAGGACCTCTCCTGGCCTGGAAACAATGGGTCAACTACATTATAACACACGGGAGGGATTCTTATGAGATTAAGGGAGTTGCCAATTAACCCTAGTACAATGAGACTAGAAATTGATATAATGGAACAAAAAGGGAGTTTTGCCATTGTTATTTGTGATGGAAAGGCAAAAATCACTGAGTTACCAGCGTACGGGGAAACAAAAATTATTACGCATCAAGGGAAAGTAAAACGTATTAGGTTTGAGGAGGGCGAAGAGTTTTGACTATAGCAGTTTTCTTGGATACTAATATTTTGATGAAAGATTTTAAAATGAATAGTTATGAATTTGAACGTTTATTTGATGCGTATGAGGAATATAGTGAAAGAGAAACCTTTAAATTAATGATAACTGAAATGACTAAACACGAAATAATAAAAAATTACGAAAAAAAGCTAAATGAAGCATATAATTCTTTAAATGAGTATTTTCAAAAGGCAAAAAAAATATTGTTAGAAAGTGAAAGTATACCAACAAAAAGAGAATGGAAAACTAAACACCTAGATTTATATGAATCCAATTTATTGGATCGTTTTGAAGTGTATATACCAGATGATGATGTATATTCTAAAGCTACGAAAAGATACTATGAAAAAAAATATCCGTTTAGAGACAATAAAGAGGAGTTTAAAGATGCTATAATTTGGGAAACAATTTATGATTATGCTAATAATTTTTCGGATGAAATGATTTATTTTATCTCTGAAAACCATAAAGATTATGCAATTAAAGATGATGAAGGAAATTATAAATTACACCCACACTTCGATGATATGAATGGTAGAATAAAGTATTTTCAAAATTTAAAGGATTTTTTGAAAGAAATAGAGTATTTAAAAATTTATCATTTCGATTTTCGCGAAAAAGAGGAAATTCTTTCGATTGTGGAGGATTATTTGCAGAATTACGCAAACTCTGACGACGCTATTGACATGGAAATGTATCGTTATTTTTCTAATGGGGTTTTCCAAAGTGATTTCATAGAAGGATGGGGAACAGATTATTATATAAGTGAAATTTATGAGGTCAATATAGACACTGATGAAGATGTATTAGAAGACAATGGATATTTCATAATACCAATTATTTTTGAAGCAGAAATTGAATATGCTGTTGAAACAAAAAATCCATTGTACGAACCTGGAGACGATGAATTTATTCAGTCGGAAACAATAAGTGAAGATTTTGTCATTAAATGTAATGTTGTTTTTGATGCTGTAGGAAATCAAGTTGAACGCTTAACCGATGTAGAAATATGTTCTGTTTAAAAATCGATTAGACTTGTAATGAAAAATTAGTCCCACCAGCCAACTGGAGGACACTGAATGAGCTTAATGCTCGTTTGGTGTCCTTTTTGTTTTGGAGGTGCATTTTAATATGCAACAACTTATCGAAGAATATAAACAATCACTAAAGGCAGCACGAAAAATGTACATTAAAGCTAGTGAAGAAGATAAAAAAATTATAAGAGGAATGATTAGCGATTTAGAATTTGCCCTTGAATGGATGGAAACAAGTCGTATGCCAGGGGACAGAAGAGGTATTGAACGAAGAGCAGCGTATCAACGGGAGAAGCCTTTCGATCCGTTACTGATGCAGAAATTTTTCCGTTCCAGCGAACCGACTTATGAATGGGACGATCACCAAGAAGAAAGCCTTATAACAGAATGGGATCGTCAACGAATCGAAGATGCCTTATCGGTGCTTACAGATCGGGAACGGGAAGTATATCTGATGTCGCGTGGATATTGCCTAACTTATAGCGAAATTGCAAATTATTTATGCATTTCTTCAAGTAGTGTTCAGACGATGATTGAACGGGCGGAGAAAAAAATTAAAAAACGTATAAACGAAAGCCTCTTCTGCTTGTGCGGATGAGGCTTTAAAATTTGTATTAACTTTTTATAAAATAAAGAAAAAAATATTGAAAGGAGATAGAAAATGGATTTTATTTATATTTTCATAATTTTAGCTTTAAGTGTGTTATGTATTTATTTGCTAAAGCGTCAAAGAACTATGGAACAAACATTTAAACAGAATCAAGCTGAAATGGCTGTAACAATGGAGCAAACAGAAAATCAATATAAGCAAAGTCTTAAGGAGGAGATTGAAAACATAGAGAGGTTATATCAGAAAAAAATAAATGATTTAGTCAATAAGCACTCAAATGAAATTGGCGAGTTACATAATTACATAGATGATCTTAAAAAGTTACATAGGAATAGAGGAGAAATCATTACTCACCAAATATTAACAGATTTAAAAACAAAATTGGTGCAGCAAGGAAAAATAAGTCCTAACGAGATGATTATTATACCAAACGTGTTTGTTCCCTTTACTGAAAATAATGTAATAAAAACAAGACAAATAGATCACCTGATATTGCTTCCGACGGACATCTACATCATTGAAACTAAATATTGGAGAGGTAAAGTGCTTCATGGTTTAACAAAAGAGAATGCTGGAGAGTTCTCTTTTATTCTAGATGCTTTATTTCCTCAACAACGGAATGATGTGGGGCAAACTATAGTTTTTGTTAAAGAAAGTACCGATGAGAGTAATGAAGTAAGTTCGATGAAAATAGTGTCATATGAAAATCCATCAGTTCAAGTCGTTAGGACAGCTGTAACATTAAGAAACTTTCTAAAAGATTTAAATCCAAAATTTGATTATGTAGAACCGATTCTTTACTATGCATATGATTCTGATAATTTTAATGATGTAATTATATATTCTAAAAAAGGTAAGCCAATTGTGTTTAATTCAGAAAAAGATTTAGTCAACTATTTTGAAGAACAATTGAAAAGAAAAAAGAAATTCACTGTAAATGATTTAGAGGAAATAAAACAGATAGTGGAACAGGTAAATTATATTTCGTAAATCCTTTAATAAGAGAGGAGACTGATTATGAAAGTAAAAGAATTAATTGAAAAGTTGCAGGGATTAGAACAAGATGTCGAAGTGCGTATAAATCTTCTAAAAGGTGTGCGTCCATTTGGAACAAGACCTATCAAAGAAATTACACCCGTTATTGATCAAGATACAAATCGTCTCTTTTATGTTATAGATGTAAACGTTGAAATCGAATATCCAACTCCTGAAGAAAAAATAATTATTCCTGAAACTGATACTGAGTACAAATAAGATAAGCTATTTTTGTCGTACAAATGCCACTAATAAGTGAAAGGGATATGAAGCAGGGCGAAACTTCCCAATAGAAATCCTTTTTACCTAGCGTCACCCGATTGGGTGGCGTTTTTTATTTTGCTCTGGAGTGATGAACATGAAAAAGCGTAAGAAAAAACGAAAAGAGAAATTGAGTCGCCGGGAACTTCTTGATTTGATGGGCGTTCACAGAGATACGTACAAGCGAGTGCGTGGGGCGATTAGGCGTAAATAATGTCGAGATTTGACGAGAAAATGATGTAGGAAAATAGTCTTACTTTGTTGAAGTGAATAATGAATTAGTTAATAATATATAATATCATTAATGTATTTGATTCAATAAAATTCAATAAAGGAGGGGGATCACATGGCTCGAGATATTCTTGATATTGCATCAGCGCTGAGGGATATGTATCTATCGGTTTTTGGCTTTTCGGAAGAAGAAAGTGATCTTACGGAAATGAAAATGCATAAATTACTATATTTTGCACAAAAGACTCATTATAAACATTTCGGCGAGTGGCTTTTTGATGATGAGTTTGAAGGTTGGATTCATGGACCAGTAAACCGAAAAGTCCGTGCTGCGTTTATGTACCTCCCGCCTTTTGAAGGTGAATTAACTCCTGAAGAAGAATATACCCTTCGGGAAGTCATATATGATTATGGTAGGTATACGGCAGGCTACCTTAGAAAGCTCTCTCATCAGGAAACTGCTTATAAAATATCTAGAGAGGGTCTTCGAGAAGACGAACCAGGTAATAGGGTTATATCCAAAAATGACATGATACTTGATATGTTTGAAAACGACGATGATGCATTGTTCGAAGATTGTGAGGTGCATTAAATGTTAAGGTTAAGCCCTCAAGATGTTGTAGGTAAAATATGTAAATCCTTGGAAAAGTATTATGATCCAAGTACACGGAGTATTCGAGTTAAAAGTCGCCCTGTGCTTGTTGTTGGTTATGAAGATGATTCTTCATCCATTATGGATGTAGATTTTGAATTATTACCTATTTCAAAGATGGATAAGAGACCCCCTCATCCTACATATGACTATCCTGTTGATGAAACCTTGCAAAAAAAATTGGGGTTGGACAACAAAAGTTACATAAGAACACATAAGACAACGTGGAATCATGTTAAACATATGGATGTTATTAATCCAATAGGGGATTTGAAGAAAGAAGCTCCTGATTTATTTAATCATATCATTAAATTAAACGAACAATGGGTTAAAAATCGAACTGCAACAAACATATTTGTAAAAGTCTTAAAAGCATCCGAATAAATCGGGTGCTTTTTTATTCGGGATTATTATTATATTTCGCTCGATTATAGGCTTACTCGCGCACCTTAAGGTTAAGGCAAATGAGTAAGCTTATAATTTTTTACCTTTTAATTCGGATTTCTACTGTTAAAAACAGCAGAGAAACCTTTAACAGAAAAGTACCGCGATTCACGTAAATTCCCCTCCTTTCTCGAGAGGTTAACTTTAGTATGTACTCTTTTTAGTGATTAAATTCGTAAAAGTGACAGGTGATTTTTTATGCCAAACAAGCCCTTACGGCCATGCAACAAGATAGGGTGTCCTAACCTAACAAAGAATAGATATTGCAAGCAACATAAACATCTAGTCGAGCAGAGACAGCGAACAAGACGGAATGATAAGGAATACGACAAACATAAACGGAATCAACAAGCAAGAGCCTTCTACCATAGCCGAGAGTGGGAACGTCTCCGGCAAGCTGCATTAGCACGAGACCACTACCTATGCCAGCATTGCCTGCAACACAACCGAATCACACGGGCGGTGATTGTTGACCATATTGTGCCGATCAGCGTTGATTGGAGCAAGCGATTGTCGCTCGATAATACTCAATCACTATGTCATCCGTGCCACAACCGCAAGACAGCAGAAGACCGACGACGGTATGGGTAGGGGCGGTCAAAAAAGTTTGGCAAGGGCCTCCGGGACCGGCGCGGGCCCCTCAGCGCGCACAAAATTCGTTTTTTCTCGTAAAAGGGGGTAAGCAGGAGGTGAGAACGTGATGGGACGAAAAGCGATGCCGATTCAGCTGCATTTGTTGCAAGGGAATAAAAACCGATTGACGAAAAAAGAAATCGAACAGCGGGTAGAAGCCGAAAAGCGGTTGAAACCAAAAGCAAACAAAGTGAAGCCGCCTGCATGGCTTAGCGATGAGGCCAAGAAAGAGTTTAAGCGGATCGTCAAAGAGATGCAGGATCTCGATCTGTTGACCAATATCGACGTGGACGCGTTGGCGCTGTACTGCGATGCCTATGTCAACTATATCGAGTGCACCCGGATCATCGCTGAAGAGGGGCTTATGGTCGAATACACCAACAAAGCGGCCGAAACAAACAAGGTGCCTCATCCTCTTCTTACAAAGAAAAAGCAACTACACGAGCAAATGAAGTCACTGGCGGTTGAATTTGGATTGACACCAGCGGCTAGGGCAAAACTTGCGATGCCGAAGAAAGAAGAAAGAGAGCCGACACCAGAAGAAAAGTTATTTGGTGATATTTGATGTTGAAACAATGGCTGATCGATTATTGTCACGACGTTTTAAATGGTGACATCATTGCTTGTCAAAAACACAAATGGGCGTGTCGGCGATTTTTGCGTGATGTTGAGCGAGAGGGCACGGACGAATTCCCGTATGTATTCGATGAAGAAAAGGCGCTTCGCTTTCTCAATTGGATGACACTTTTTAAACACACAAAGGGGAAGTTAGCTGGTCAACGAATTGAGCCAGCACCGATTCAAGTCTTTGTGTTCGGCAACATCTACGGATGGGTGCATAAAGAAACAGGACTACGCAGATTCAAAAAAGCATATTGGCAAGTAGCACGCAAAAATGCTAAATCACAATCCCTTGCGTGTGTTGGTTCATATGAAACATTCGCGTTTGGGGAAAGCATGGCGGAAGTGTATATTGGAGCGACCAAAACGGAGCAAAGTAAGATCGTTTGGAATGAAATCAAGGCGCAAATACAAGGGTGTGACTTTCTAAAAGGCAAGTACAAAATTGCTTACGGCAAAATCGAACACTTAAAAAGCGGTTCGTTTATTGCCGCGCTTTCCAAAGATGCTGGGAAAACAGGCGATGGATTGAACGTACAATGCGGGATTATTGACGAATACCACGCGCATCCAACTAGTGAAATTTACGACGTTCTTGTGTCCGGTATGGGTGCAAGGCCGCAACCGTTGATGATGATTATTACAACGGCAGGATTCGAATTACAACATCCTTGTTATTCCGTTGAGTATCAATACGTTTCGAAAATACTTGATCCAAACAATCCGATTGAAAACGATGAATACTTTGTGATGATCAACGAATTGGACAAAGACGATGATATAAAAGATGAACGAAACTGGGAAAAGGCCAATCCTATTCTTTGCTCGTATGAAGAAGGGATTGCATATTTGCGTGGGGAGCTAAAAGCCGCGTTAGACGTACCAGAAAAAATGCGTAACTTCCTCACAAAAAACATGAATGTGTGGGTAGATATGAAAGACAATGGCTACATGGATATGTCCAAATGGGCGGCATGTGGTCAAGATTTTGATTTATCCATTATCGAAGGACTTGAATGTACCGTTGGCGTGGACTTATCCGCAAAAATTGACCTTACCAGCGTCGGTTTTGAGTTTAAACTTGATAACGGGAAGTATGTAGTGCTTAGTCACAGTTTCATGCCCGAAGATACGCTGAACCAAAAAAGAAGAACCGATAAAGTGCCGTATGATTTATGGGTTAAACAAGGATGGATTACAACAACACCAGGCGCAGTAGTCGATTATAACTTTATCAAGTCGTATATCAAGAGCTTTGAACAACAATACAAGGTAAAAATAAGAGAAATATGCGCCGACCCGTGGAACGCAACCCAATTCATGCAAGACATGGAAGATGAAGGGTACACGGTAGTAGAGATTCGCCAAGGGATACAGACGTTAAGCGGACCGACAAAAGATTTTCGCGAGCAAGTGTATTCGGGTAACGTGATTCATAACAATAACCCTGTCCTAACTTGGGCGCTCTCTAACGCAGTCACAAAGCAGGATGCGAACGAAAACATCATGCTTGATAAAAGCAAGTCAACTGAACGAATTGACCCAATTGCAGCAGTTATTAACGCACATGTGAGGGCGATGTTGAAAACTGAAACCATAGACATTAACAAAATTACGGAAGAATACTTGAACATGATGGGATGGTGAGCGAATGGCCAAGGCGCTTAAAAGTTTTGTTACGAAGATGCTTAAAAGTCTTTTAACCGAATGGTTAGAAGACTTTTTAATTTTGATCGGCGTTGTGATTATCCTATACAACACTTATCATCACTTTGGAGAAACGGCCGGGAATTATTTGCTTGGAACGATATTTTTGCTTTTCGGTTTTGCGTTTGCGAAACGATGATAGCAGCAACTCCTTCGCAAAGGAGGTGAGAATGTGGGATTTGTTAGAAATGCGTTAAAGAGAAGGGTAAAAAACGAGAGCCAGACGGTAGATTTAAACAATCCTCTTTTATTGCAATGGCTCGGCATTGACCCGGATACGCCAAAAGATCAATTGTCCGAAGCAACCTATTTTGCTTGTTTAAAAAAATTATCTGAAAGCCTAGGAAAATTGCCTCTAAAGATGTATCAACGTACCAAGAGAGGTATCGTGAAAAGCGATAAAGAGGATGTCTACTACATCTTAAAACTCCGGCCGAACCCGTACATGACAAGCAGCGTCTTTTGGTCAACGGTGGAAATGAACCGGAACCACTACGGCAACGCGTATGTATGGTGCCGGTACGACGGACCGGTACTGCAAGATATGTGGATAATGCCAAGCAAGCACGTCGTCATCGTTGTGGACAACCAAGGGATTTTAGGGAAAAAGAACGCGATATGGTATCGTTACAACGATCCATATGATGGCAAGCTATATGTATTTGGTAACGATGAGGTGCTACATTTTAAGACGTCGGCGACGTTTGACGGCATTACCGGCATGTCAGTTCGGGACATCTTGAAAAACACGGTGGATGGTGCGCTAGAAAGTCAAAAATTCATGAACAACCTTTACAAAACAGGATTGACAGGGAAAGCGGTGCTGGAATATACGGGTGATTTAGACCCTGCTGCACGCGATCGCCTTGTAAAAGGGTTCGAGCAGTTCGCGAACGGCTCGAAAAACGCGGGAAAAATCATTCCTGTACCGTTAGGAATGAAGTTGGTTCCGTTAGACATTAAGCTGACTGACAGCCAGTTTTTTGAGTTAAAGAAATACACCGCCTTGCAAATCGCAGCGGCGTTTGGAATCAAACCGAATCAAATCAACGACTATGAGAAGTCAAGTTATGCGTCAGCAGAAGCGCAGAACTTGGCTTTTTATGTTGATACGTTGCTTTACATTTTGAAACAGTACGAGGAAGAAATTACCTATAAAATCCTGTCTAACAAACTTATTCAGCAGGGTTATTTCTTTAAATTCAATGTCAACGTCATTCTACGAGCGGATATTAAGACGCAGATTGAAAGTTTAGCAACAGCGGTTCAAAATGCGATTTTGAAACCGAATGAGGCGCGTGATTATATTGACATGCCTGCTGATGATTACGGTGATGTGTTAATGGCCAATGGAAACTACATTCCGTTAAGTATGCTTGGTGCTAACTATGGAGTGAAAGGAGGTGAGGGCTAATGCCGTTCTGGAAGTTCATTATCAATCAAGCGACCGAAACCGAACCGGAAAGCGTAGAACTGCGCATCGAAGGTGACATTGTTGATGATGATGAAATTTGGATTTATGAGTGGTTTGGGGAAAAGGCGACAGCGCCTAACGCATTTAGGGAAGAGTTGAACCAGCTTAAAGGGAAGGATATTACAGTATGGATTGACAGCTACGGCGGCAGTGTATTCGCGGCGGCGGGCATTTATAATGCGTTAAAAGAGCATGACGGGAAAGTCACCGTCAAGATCGACAGCAAGGCGATGAGCGCGGCATCTGTCATCGCGATGGCAGGCGACGAGGTGCTCATGAGCCCGATGGCGGTGATGATGATTCATAACCCGTTGACAATGGCCTATGGCAATATGCATGACCTGCGAAAAGTCGCTGACATCCTTGACACCATTAAAGAATCCATCGTGAATGCCTATGCACTAAAAACAGGCCGTTCACGGAACAAAATTTCGCAAATGATGGACGATGAGACATGGATGTCCGCTAATGTAGCGGTTAAAGAGGGTTTTGCAGACGGCATCTTGTATCAAGATCAGCCGTTAGATGTGGCGAACATGAATGCGGTCGCATTTAACCGTCTTGCGATTGTCAATAGCGCCAATCAATCTATCCGCCACGCGGTCGAATTGCTTAACAAGCGAAGGGAGCAAGACGAAAAAGAAAGGCTGTTATTGGAACTAGACCTTATCTAGTTCCTTTTTTATTGCACAAAAACAAAAAGGAGGAAACAAACATGCCGAAGGAATTACGCGAACTGTTAGAACAGATTAACAACAAAAAGGAAGAAGCTCGTAAATTATTGGCCGAAAACAAAATCGAGGAAGCGAAGAAGCTGAAAGAGGAAATCGTTGCGCTGCAAGAAAAGTTTGACATCGCCAAAGAGCTTTACGAACAGGAAAAAGAAAAAATCCAAGACAAAGAACCGTTAAAACCGACTGTACAAGTAAAAGAAAATGAGGTCGAGGCTTTTGTTAATCACATCCGCACGAAATTTCGCAACGCCATGAGTGAAGGTAGCGGACAAGACGGTGGTTATACGGTCCCACAAGACATCCAAACACGAATCAACGAATTACGCGAAAGCAAAGATGCTTTGCAAAACTTAATTTTGGTCGAACCAGTCACAACATTAAGCGGTTCTCGCGTTTTCAAGAAGCGTTCACAACAAACCGGTTTCGTTGAAGTGCCGGAAAATGGAGAAATCCAAGAAAAAGCTACTCCGCAATTCACTGTTTTAAACTACCAAGTGAAAAAATATGCCGGTTTCTTCCGTGTTACTAATGAGTTATTGAAAGATAGTACGGAAGCTATCGTTAATACGCTTGTTCGCTGGATTGGTGACGAATCGCGTGTTACTCGAAACAAACTTGTTCTCTCTGTTTTGAACAGCAAAGCAAAAACAGCAATCGCAGATGTAGATGACATTAAAGCGGCTCTGAACGTTCAATTGGACCCTGTTTTCCGATATACATCAAGCGTCGTCACAAACCAAGATGGTTTCAACTGGCTTGATACGCAAAAAGACGCTAACGGAAACTACCTGTTGCAGCCGTCTGTTTCTTCTCCGACCGGAAAACAGCTGTTTGGCGTACCAGTGGTCGTAGTTTCTAACAAAGATTTACCAAGCGACACCACAAACGGAACAAAAGCGCCTATTATCATTGGCGACTTGAAAGAAGCTATCGTAATGTTCGATCGTCAACAAGTCGAAATCATGTCTTCTGACGTCGCAATGGATGCTTTCCAAACTGACGTTACTTTATGGCGCGCAATTGAACGTGAAGAAGTGAAATTGCGCGATGACGAAGCGTTCATTTTTGGACAAGTCACTTTATCTTAATGAGAGGGGGAATCCCCTCTTTTTCTTTAAAGGGGTGATGATATGAAGGTAAAGGCTCTCATTGATTGCATTGGCATTGGCTATAACTTGAAAAAAGGCGATGAAGCTAACCTACCGAAAGAATTGGCCGAAAAACTCATTCGATTCGGCTACGTGGAGGAAGTGAAAACGCAGGAAGCTAAAGAAGCGAAGGTGGAAGGATGATCGTTTCTTTAGATGAAGCAAAAGAGTGGTTACGGGTTGACCATAATGACGAAGACAACATGATACAAACACTGATTAATGCAGCAGAAAAGTATCTTAAAAACGCCACTGGCAACACATTCGATAGCTCTAACGAATTGGCTCAGCTATTCTGTCTTGTCTTGGTTGCAGATTGGTACGAAAACCGGGAAATGATTGGAAAAGTAAGCGACAAGATACGCCCTACTATAGATAGTGTTTTAGCTCAGCTTTCTTACTGTTATGAGCCGCAGGAAGGTGGCACGGTATGAATCCAGGTCTATTTCGTCACCGTATAACATTTCAGCAATACGACGAGAACGCTACAAACGAAAACGGCTTTCCTCTTGAAGAAGATCAGCGATGGCAAGATGTAAAAACGGTCTGGGCCATGATAAAAACGCTTCAAGGTCGCGAATACTATGAAGCTGCCACAACGCAAAACGAAAATACGGTTCGTTTTGTCATTCGCTATACGTCTGGCATTAATCCAGACATGCGTATCAAATACAAGGACCGGAAATTTGAAATTTTGTCTGTAATAAACGATGATGAGCAAAACATCACGCTTACTATCATCGCAAAAGAGGTGGTGTGATGAGCCTCCAACTTTACGGAATGCAGGAGCTGTTACATCGGCTTGAACAGCTTGGAACGGAAGCTGATCGTGTCAAAGAAGAAGCCCTGCTTGCCGGTGCTGAAATCATTCAGCAGGCGGCATCGGAGAAAGCACCAAAACGTACTGGTGCGCTTGCAGAAAATATCGTAATTTCTGATGTGAAAGAAGACGGAACCGTAGATATTGGTCCAGATCGTGACCGTTTCTACGGTCTTTTTTTGGAGTTTGGAACATCGAAAATGGCAGCTAGACCGTTTCTTCAGCCAGCTTTTGAAGAAAACAAAGAGGAAGTACAACAGAAAATGGCTGATGTCATTCGCAGGGAGCTGGGCTTATGAGCCTAAATAAACTCATTATCGACACATTGAAACCCATCGGCGTTCCTGTTGCTTTCCAAACTTACAGCGGTACAGCGACAACATACATCACTTTTTTTGAGTACAATCAGTTCTCTGCTCTTAATGCGGATGACGAAGAACAGCAAACAGCGCATTTCATACAAGTCGATGTGTGGTCAAAAGGCGACTACACGGCGATTGTGCAACAAGTTAAAGACTTAATGACTGCGTCGGGATTTCGCCGGACATTTGAAACCGAGTTATATGAACCGGACACCAAAATCTTTCACAAGGTGCTCCGGTTTTCTTATGCTTCATAAATTTCAAAGGAGGAGTTAAGATGGCAACAATCGGTTTGAAAAATTTGCATGTTGCAAAACTAACGAAGGACGATAAAACAGGCGTAACATATGATGCGCCTCAAAGATTAGCACTTGCTATCGAGGCAAAAATTACTCCACAGGTAACTAGTGAAACGTTATATGCTGATGATAAGGCAGCAGAAGTAGCAGAATCCCTTGGAGAAATTGAAGTCGAATTAGGAATCGACGATCTTTCATCTGAAATGTATGCTTTGCTTTTAGGGAAAACTGCCAATAGTGATGGAGTAATTGAAGATAAGAGTACAGACACTGCTCCATATGTCGCTTTGGGATTTAGTATGCCTCTTTCAAAAGGCGGCGAAAAACTCGTGTGGCTCTACAAAGGGAAATTCCAGTTGCCAGAAGATCAAGCAAAAACAAAAGGGGATAAAGTTGAATTTCAAACACCGACAATCAAGGCGAAATTTGTGCCACGCGAATATGATGACAAGTGGCGTGCATCTGTTGTAACTACTGATACAGATGTTGACCAAACAGTTATTCAAAACTGGTTTAATGCTGTATATCAAGCACCTACGACACCATAGAGAGAAGATTTTTTCTTCTCTCTTTTTTTATTTCATTTAACAGGAGGTAAGGAAAATGAAAATTACCCTTTTCATTAACGGTGAGGAAAAAACATTTACGGTTCCGTTTGTAAAAGCTCGTATGTTTCGTCGGGCGTTAGAGATTACTAAAAAATACGACTTAAACGACGTTGATGTCGAAACATTAGATGTTCTTGTTTCCTATGTGGTTGAACTATTTAACAATCAGTTTACTATTGATGACATTTACGATGGTGTTCCTGCTGATAAACTCATACCGACAATTCTGGATTGTATCAATAAAGTTGTTGGTACTGTTGGGAAAGATAAAGACCCAAACGCATAAAAGGGTCTGAAATAGACCCATACGACGCAATTAAAGAGTTTTATTTAAACCACTTAAAGCACGGCATACCGATGTATCTCATTGATGAGATGGACATCGGTTTTTATTTTGAGCTTCTGAACTATGAGGAAGAGAAAAAAGAGCGTGCTGAACGTGCCGTCATCGAACGATTGCTCTGAGAAAGCGAGGTGAAAACATGGCAGAGGTTGGAGTTTTACGCGTATCGCTTGGCTTGGATAGCGCAAATTTCACCCGTAGCCTTGCTGAAGTAAACAGAAAATTGAAAGCTGTTGAAAGTGAATTTAAAGCGGCAGGCGGTTCCATCAAGGGCTTTGAAAACACTCTAGAAGGCTTGCAGGCCAAGTCAGATATGTTGACTAAAAAAATGGCCTTACAAAGCGCTAGAGTGCAAGAGTTGAAGCGTAGATACGAAGAATCGGCAGCAACGAAAGGGAAAGAAGCAGCTGAAACGGAAAAGTTGCTGATTCAGTACAACAAAGCGGTCGGTGAACTAAAAAAGTTAGAAAATGAGCTTCAGCAAACTAGCGCAAAGCTTGATAAATTGTCCCAAGATGTCAACAAAAACGTTACAGTCTGGGACAAAATGCACGCAAAGCTCAATGAAGTTGGTCAGCGGATGCAAGACTTAGGAAGCCGAATGCAATCAGCTGGTCAAGGAATTGCCATGTCGTTTGGGGCCGTGACAACAGCAATCGGCGGGGCACTTGGCTTTGCCGTCAAAAAATCAATGGATTTCGAGGCACAAATTGATCGTGTTGGTGCTATTGCTGGTGCTACTCCGGCCGAACTAGAGAAATTGAAAAAGTCAGCTCTTGATCTCGGAGCATCTACATCCAAATCAGCAACAGAAGTCGCACAAGCCCAAGAAATCATGGCGACGATGGGTTACAAGACGAACCAGATTATCGCGGCTATGCCGGGCGTCATTGCTGCGGCTGAAGCGAGCGGCGAGGATATGGCGCTTGTAGCAGATACGGTTTCTGCGGCATTAAACGCCTTTGGTCTAAGCGCGGATAAAGCGTCTAAAGTCGCTGACGTATTGGCACAAGCGGCGAATGATTCAGCGGCTGGCATACAAGACATGCAATATACCTTCAAGTATGCGGCTCCGATTGCAAATCAATTAGGGATATCATTAGAGCAATTGGCTGCCGCAACGGAGATCATGGCTAATAGCGGAATTAAAGGTGAGCAAGCCGGGACAACACTGCGTGCGGCATTGATTCGTCTGTCTGATCCGCCAAAAGCAGCGGCAAATACACTACATGATTTGGGTGTAAAAATCACTGATTCGCAAGGGAAAATGCTCCCGTTTAGCAAAATCATTGAACAAATCAAGAACAAAACAGAAGGTATGAGCAATGCTCAAAAAGCAGCGGCATTGTCAGCTATCTTCGGTACAGAAGCTGTTAGTGGAATGATGGCGGTAGTGGAAGCCGGACCGCAAAAATTGGATGCGCTCACGAAGTCGCTTCAAAATTCAGTAGGTGCTTCCCAAGAAGCGGCGCAGAAAATGAAAGACAACCTCAAAGGTGCTCTCGAAAACTTGAGCGGCGCCTTCGAAACAGCGCAAATCACGATTGGAAACGCGCTGGCGCCGGCTATTCAAAAGATTGCTGAAGCATTGCAGGGATTGATTGAATGGTTCAATCAACTTTCCCCAGCAACACAAAAATTTATCGCCATCGGAGCAGCTGTTGCGGCGGTTTTAACAGGCATCGTTGCGGCATTTGGTGTGGTTCTAGCAGTAATCGGTGCAGCAGCAAGCGGAATTGGTGCCCTTACGACAGCTTTTGGTGCAGTATCTGGTGCTATTGCAGCTGCAGGCGGAGCAATGGCAATCATCACTGGTCCAATTGGTATTGCTGTAGCGGCAATTGCGGGACTTACGGTAGCAGGCGTAGCATTGTGGAAGAATTGGGACACGGTTAAAGCAAAAGCAACAGAAATATGGGGAGCCATCAAAGAATGGTTCAGCTCAACGCTTGAGAGTATAAAACAATCTTTTAACAACGCATGGAACAATATTAAAAGCTTCACATCGTCTACATGGCAAACAATCAAGCAAGTGACTGTTACGGTATGGAATGCCATTAAGAGTGCAGCACTTGCTATTATTATGCCTTTCGTGAACGGGATTACCAACCTATTTAACGGCATGAAAGGCGGCTTACAGCAAATTTTTAATGGGCTGAAACAGTACTTTGACGGCGTCTGGAAGTTAATTAAAAACATCTTTCTCGGAGCGATATTATTAATCATTGATCTCGTTACAGGGAATTTTAAAGGGTTACTGAATGATGCGAAGGCAATCTTCAACAATCTAAAAAGCGCACTTTCTTCCATATGGAACGGAATAAAATCCATTTTTTCTGGTGCAGTTTCTGCAATCAAAGGATTTGTAAGTGCTGCTTGGGGAAATATCAAATCTACGACATCATCGGTGTTTAATACGGTTAAGTCATTGGCCTCATCCGTTTGGAATGGAATCAAATCGGCCATTTCAACAGCGGTAAATACAGCGAAATCAACGGTAAGCAGTGCATTTTCCACTATGAAAAGCACTGTTTCCTCCATCATGAGCGGTATCAAATCGACAATAACAGACATGTGGAATAGCGCCGTGAGTTACCTGAAAGGGATCAACCTTTATGCCATCGGAAAAGACATCATCCAAGGTCTTGCCAACGGTATTTCTTCGATGGCTTCGGCTGTTGTAGAAAAAGTGAAAAGTATCGCTAATTCCGTCACTACAACCATTAGAAATGTGCTTGACATCCATTCTCCTTCTCGTGAAACAGAGAAGTTAGGTAAAAATACAACAGAAGGATTTGCAAAAGGAATTGAGTCCCAGAAAAAATACGTTGAACAATCATCGAAAAAGACAGCAGAAGCGGCGAGAAAATCGTTTGAACAGGCATTCCGGAATATTCAATATCGCTTTGATGCCAAAAAAATCAATGCAAAGCAAGCCATCGATGAATTTGAAAAACTCAAAAAGCAATATGCAACAGTACCGAATGCTGTTGAGCGTGTTAATAAAGAGATTTATAGAATTCAACAGAAATATGCGAAGCAACTAGCCGATGCAAACAAAAAAGCGTTCAATGAAGCTTTTGCGAAAGCCCAAACGAATTTTAAACTCGGTAAAATCAATTCTTCTGAGTACATTGCTGAGCTTCGAAAAATCCAAAAAGAATACGCAAAAACACCTGACCAAGTGCGAAAGGTGCAACTGGAGATTAAAAAAATCGAGGATCAGCGGGCAAAGGAACAAGCGGCTCTTGCGAAAAAGCAGTTTGAGGACGCGAAGAAAGCCATTGAAGATAAACGTGCGCTCGGCCAATTGTCATTAGACCAAGAACTGAAAGCATGGCAAGCTCTTGCGAAAAAATACAAAGAAGGTTCCAAAGAGCGAATTGAGATTGAAAAAGAGATTGTCCGCGTCAAAAACGAACTTCTCAAGCAGCAGTTTGAGAAGGAAAAAGCTTATATCGACAAACGGAAATACTACAACGATCTTTCTCTTACAGAAGTACTCAAACTTTATGAGAGCTACATTAAAAAGTACAAACAGGGCACAGAAGAACGCGAGTATTACGAACAGCAAATTTATCGTGTGAAAAAAGAAATCAACGATAAGCTTTTAGAAGCAAACGACGAATATGCTAAACAAGTAAAAGAAATAAATGAACGACTATACCAAGACGAACTAAAAGCCAAGGAAGAATATGAGCAGAAAGTCAAGGAAATCAACGAACGCTTGCAAGAAGATGAACTCAAAGCGAAAGAGGAATACGAGCAGAAGGTAAAGGAAATAAATGATCGTCTGATCGAAGAGGAACAAAAACTGACGGAAGAATACGAGAAAGCAGTCGAAGATCGCACAAAATCTCTATACAACTTCGCTGGCATCTTCGATGAGTTTAAGCGGAAAAACGACGTAACCGGACAAGGTTTGCTTCAAAACCTTTCTGACCAGGTCACTGCGTTTAAAGATTGGCAAGCCAATATTGCTTCGCTTGCAGCACGTGGAATTGATGAAGGCCTTCTTCAAGAGCTCCAGGATATGGGGCCGAAAGCGGTTGATGAAATCGCGGCACTCAATTCTCTTTCTGATGAAGAGTTGCAGCAATATGTCGCGCTATGGAGAGAGAAAAATGCTCTTGCGAAGACGCAAGCGATCAACGAACTTGAGGGCATGCGTCAGCAGACGCAAGAGAAAATTCAACAGCTACGCTATACTGCGAGCATTGAGCTTGAGCAAGTGAAAGCGGAATTCGTAAACAAAATTACCGAACTGCGTGCGCAAGCAAATGCGGAACTGGAGAAAGTGAAAACAGACTACACTAACAAAATCGCCCAGTTGCGTGCACAGGCAAATGCCGAGTTGGAACAACACAAAAACGAGTGGATGGCTAAGATCAAAGAGATCAGCGAGGGGACGAAAACAGAGCTCAATCTCATGTCTGCGTCGATGGCTGACATCGGTAAAAATTCGATGCAAGGACTCATCGATGGGTTAAATTCGATGATGGGACCTCTGCAACAAAAAGCGCGGGAAATTGCTAGTGTTGTACAAGCAACAATTAAAGATGCGCTCAAAATCAATTCTCCATCTCGTGTCATGCGCGATGAGATCGGTAAATGGATTCCATTGGGGCTTGCGGAGGGAATTTCGAGAAATATCAGTGCGGTTGTTTCTGCAACGAACAGAATGGCACAAGCGACGATTCCGGCTGTAGCGGGCTCTTTTGGAAGAGATGCAACTCCTACAGCAACGACGATCAACATCCCAAAAATGGCCGGTGCAAAAATAGAACAACATTTCCATTTCCACTCAACTGCGCCAACGCCATCGGAAGTAGCGCGTAAAACTCGTCAAGTAAGCCGTCAACTCGCAATGGAATGGGGGCTATGATATGCAGCGAATTATCTTTACAAACGCAAAAGGTCAATTCGTGGAGCTGAAATCATCAGCTCCCTTTCTTTTGCAGTCTATTGATGGGCTTGGAGATGTAGATGCTGACGTTCAAACACAAAAGGCTCCATTCCAGGACGGTAGCACATATATTGATTCAGTTTTGCAAGAGAGAGCTATTTCTATGCAAATTGCCATTCTTGCAAGTGATATAGTGACTCTATTACAACAGCGCCAATACCTTGCAGCGGTATTCAATCCAAAATTAGGTCCTGGAACGCTTCGCTACGAAAATGATGAAACCGTTCGTGAAATAGAAGCGGTTCCCGATGGTGTGCCGACTTTTCCGAGCGGTCAAGACAATCGAGGACCAACCTTCCAAAAAGCGATTGTGAACTTGCTATGTCCAAATCCTTTTTGGAAATCGCCTGAAATAACAGAAGAACCTACTTTCGAACCACTTTTCCAATTCCCGTTTGAGGGTGTGTTCGAAATTGGGGTGCAACGTGACAATCGAATTATCGTGAATGATGGAGATGCCCCAACTCCTGTATTTATTGAATTTTATGGTCCAGCGGTCAATCCGAAGATTACAAACAAAACAACCGGAGAATTTATTAAGGTGAATCAGACATTGCAAGAAGGCGAAGTGATGAAAATTGACACTACTCCTGGTAAAAAATCTGTTTATTTTGTTCAGCAAGATGGAACTGAGCGCAACGTTTTTAACTGGATTGACTTAGAAAGTACTTTCTTCCAACTTGTCGTGGGAGAAAACGAAATTGAGTATTCTGCCGATAGCGATATTCAAGGTGCGATTGTGAACATTCGGTACAACAAACTTTATAACGCTGTATAGAAAGGATGAGAATATGGCGGAAATATCAAAGTTCTTTAACTCTGCACCAGGGGATGCCCGGACATACCAGGCGAGTGATTTTGCTGATTACTTCGGCAGCGTTTTAAGTACAGGGTTACTCCATACCGATAATATCCCTGCCTTAGAAGTAAAGTGTGAAGGCACTGATTTGCGCACGTATGTAACGCCTGGGAAAGCTATTATACAAGGATATTTGTACGAAAACACTAGCAATCTATATTTGGATCACGCTCTCCCGGAACCAACTTTAGACCGCATTGACCGTATTGTGCTGCGGCTCGATAAACGGAATCAAAGTCGATTTATTAAGCTATTTGTCAAACAAGGGGTGCCAAATTCTAATCCGGTTCCTCCAGATCTGCAACGTGACGATTTTATTTACGAATTGTCACTTGCTCAAATTCGTGTAAGAGCAAACACGTCAACGTTGAATCCTGCTGATTTAATTGATGAACGTTTAGACGAAAATCTTTGTGGTTTGGTTCATTCGCTCATCAGCATACCAACTAGCCAATTTCAAGCTGAATGGGATGCTTTTATGGCAAGTGTGCAGGATGAAGGTTTTACTCCGCGGACGGAATTTGATGCGCATTTGGCTGATAATGTGAAACACATAACGGCAGAAGAAAGAGCGGCTTGGAACAGCGCAGAAGCAAACGCAAAGGCATATACCGATTCCGCACCGGAAGCGATGCAACGCAATTTTGGAATGTTCAATGTTTATAAAAGTGGTAAAGATGCAAACGGCATTTTTACTATCGTTGAATACAAACGAGCCGATGGGACGCTATATGCGCGATCCGTATTGAGCGGTGGAACAAGCCCGCAATATACAACACGCACGATTACTTATTATGCTGCCGATGGAACAACAGTTATTCGGACTGACCCATATACACTTGTTTATGATGCGGACGGGGATTTAATCAGCGAGGTGAAACAATAATGCCGTTGATTGATATTAGGGCGCATGGCGGAGTTTTAGCCGGAGGGAAAAGCAAAAAGGAGTTTTATAAGTACGATGACAATATCGTTATACCGTACAGAACAAGAAAATTGATTGGCACAGGAAGTGGACGGAGGATTTTTAGACCGCCTGTAAAATTTAATGACAAAATATATGTAATAATGACTGATTATAGCAATGTGAACCTGTATGTGTTAGATAAAGATCTTAATATTATCCAATCTTTAGGCGATGTTTCATACTCGGCATATTGGATGATATACCAAAATTTTGGAATCAGTAAACGTTTTAGTAAACTAATTAGGTTAAAGGGTGTCAGCGGTTCTTATTATATTGCATATCACGATATTGATAGTGCAGGTAATATAGGGGCTGAAAACCAAAAGCTAATTAACAATTACGGGAGTTTTGCGAATCCACTCATAATAGACGATGACAATGACAAATTTTACTTTGTTTGGGGGAATACATTATATTGCTATCAAATTTCAACATTTAGCCCGTCAGCTAACCCGTTATGGTCGGCGGGGCTTCCGTGGCAACCTTGGATTATGGTATTATTCGGAGATAAACTAGTTATAGTAAATAACAACGCAAACTATGGTACAAGAGTTTACACAGTATCCGAGTCTGGAATAACGCAATTAGCCCAAGACACAGCGTTATATGCTGATGGTGTTTTATTTGACGGAACATATTTTTATTTTCTATATAACGGGTATATATACAAACGCTCTATTAATTTAAGTACACAAGTTGCAGTAAGCGGAAACCTTATATCAGCGACAAAGCCTCTATCGGAAAACATAAACAAATTGGTGTTTCCAACTACTAAACTTGTAAATGGGAAAATACATTTACTAACTAATTACAGTATATTAATTGTTGACCCGAACATGTTCGCGATAGAAAATGAGTATTTGCTATTTGACCCAGCAGTCACTCCTAATGCGATGGCTGGTAATATAGATTTTACAGGAATGTTACCGGGCGTATATTACGATGTTGACGAAGGGGAAATGCTTTTTACTCATCAATCAGCTAACTACTACGTTAGTGGTGGGTATTATTACAATGAGGCAAGATACCGTCTTACTGTTTCAAAACTAAAATATTAGGGAGGTTGTATCATGATTTATATTGAAGTGGATGACAATGGTTTAGTCACATTCGCACACTACAAACCATTTGATGAAAAAGACGGTTTAGGGAAAACCGAGGCAGAATTAAGACAAACAGGGTATTTAGTGGAAAGCATACCGGAGCCGGAAGCCATTCCGGGTAAAATACCCGTTTTAAAATTCGATAAAATCAACGAGAGATTTTATTACGAGTATATTGACCGTCCATTAACGCCGGAAGAAGAAGTGCAACAATTAAAAGAGCGAATTACACTAATGCAACAAGCATTAGATGATCTTATTTTAGGAGGTATGCAATAATGGCGGCATATTTAGCGCAACGTATTATCGATGGAGCTTACACATACGATTATGTAATTTCCAAGCGTCCAGACCTCAAAGCAGGGATTGACGCTTATTTAATTTCCAAAGGAAGAGAGGATTTAATAGCTCAATAATTCATGAAGGATTTACATCCTCCTTGTCAAATTATGTTAGACAAGGAGGGATTTAAAAAATGAATTACACGGCAAAGGACATCTATAATACAGCAAATAATTTTTTGGCTGCCGCAAATGTATTGAATGAAAAGTTATCGGAAACAAACGATATAGGAACTTATATTGCACCAATTATTACGAACACTGCTTTTAGCATTGAATTGTATTTAAAGTGTATTTATATGATTGAAAAAGGTCAGCCTGCTCCAAATATTCATCACCTTGATAAACTTTATCGGAAGTTGAGTAAAGAAAGTAGAGATATGATTGAGGCAATATACAATATGCTAGTACCACAAAGTCAAACACTTATGGTTTTAAAACAGAAAGTGCCTGAGATGAAAACAGATTTAGATTCTGTGTTGAAGGAAATGAGCAGTGCATTTATTAAATGGAGATATAGCTTCGAAGGGAATATAACTGGATTCCCAGCAAGTGGTCCGATTATTGATGCGTTGAGAAGTAGAATTAAAATGTTGAAACCAGAGTGGTAATCATAAAAATCTAAAAGCCAACTATTTAATGCTGGCTTTTAATGTGCATTAGGGCGAAACTGTGTAACAAATTAATTTTCTTGATGAATCATATTGTAAAATATAAACAATTTTTAAATGTATCCGATATCAATAGTGACTAAATTGATGTTGGAGGAAACTGTATGTTAGCCAAAATAAAAAAAGTAAAACTAGAAACTGTGAATAAAAACCCAGTATATCAAGTATTACTGGAATGCCCAGATGGTAATGAGTTATTTGTTAAATTTGATTATACTTATGTGAACAAATCATTTATGCCTTTAGAGGTATATTACAATGGTAAAAGTAAAGGTGCTAAGTTAGCTTGGTATACTAGCGAAGTAGAAAGTATGACTGTTCAAAAGTTTTTAGAGGAAATTGCCGATAAGGTCAACAAAAAATACAATTTTCAGTTAAAAGAAAAATAAGCAGGATGTAAATAAATATACAACACCGAATTAGAGCCGGTGTTGTTTTTATTTGGAGGTGGCGCATGAAACCGATTCGTTTATTGACACCTCAACTCGATTTACTCGCTGAAATTGACAACTATGAATCGTTGCTATTCACAAGGCGATGGCACGAAGTAGGGGAATTTGAATTAAGGATTAACCGACACAAGAAACATACGGAGCTCCTGCAACGCGGCAATCTCATCATGCTCGGTGCAAGCAGTAACAAGGTTGGTATCATCCGGCATCGGGAAATTGAGCTTGATGAAAAAGGAAAGGCATCGGAAAACTGGCTCGTGAAAGGTATTGCATTGAAAGGAGTCATGGCGCAACGAATCGTCGTTCCTCCTGCCAATGACAGTCATGACCGAGCAATCGGAGCTGCAGAAACGATTATGAAGCATTACGTCAACAATCACATCGTCAATCCGATTGACGTGAAGCGGAAAATTGACATGATTGTTTTTGCTTCTGATCAGCAGCGCGGATCATCGGTCAGTTGGGAATCGCGTTTCAAAAACCTTGCCGATGAGCTCATTGAAATCTCAAAAGCAAGCGGGCTTGGATGGGATGTTTTTCTCGACTTCCAACAGAAAAAATGGATATTCGATGTATTTGAGGGGCGGAATCTCACGGTCAATCAGACAGAGAATCCGCCTGTTATTTTTAGTCCGCAATTCGAGAGCTTGAAGCAACTTTCATTTGTTGAATCCGACTACAATTACAAAAATTTCGGTTATATCGCTGGGCAAGGTGAGGGAGAGGATCGACGAGTCGTCGAGGTTGGAGAATCCGAGGGACTATCGCGCATTGAAACTTTCATTGACGCTAGGGATATATCGGAGGAAGACGAGAATCAGCAAGCACTTCCGGAAGAACAGGTCATTGCGAAGCTCCGGGAAAGAGGGCAGCAAAAACTTTCCGAGTTTACACAAGACTTTTTTCTTGAAGGACAGATTCTCACGAACTCGCCTTTCGTCTACGAAAAGGACTACGACCTAGGCGATATAGTGACCATTCAAAACCGAGAATGGGGCATTACACGTGATGCGCGCATCACCGAAATCAAAGAAATATACGAACCAGGTGGCTTTCAAATCGAAGCGACATTCGGCGAAAGTCGGCCAACGTTGGTCAAAAAATTAAAACAGGAATTGGCTCAAATTAGTGGAGAAGTCCGAAAATAGGGCTTTTTTATTTTTGTTTAGAAAGGTGGAGATAAAATGGAACGATTAGATGTTGCATTCAAAACCGGCGCAGCCATTGTTGGTGGCCTTGCCGGTTTGATTTTTGGAGAATCAATTGGATTGCTTGTCGCACTGTTTTGGATGGCAGCCATTGATTATGGGAGCGGAATGGCCGCCGCATTTATGGAAAAAACACTGTCTAGCAAGATTGGATTTAGAGGCATTGCTAAAAAAGTGATGATCTTTGTAATGGTTGCCCTTGCGCATCAAGTCGATAGCGCACTTGGAACGAAAAATATGTTCCGAGATGCGACTATCGTTTTTTATATGGCCAACGAGCTGCTAAGCATTTTTGAAAATGCGGGAAGAATGGGAGTGCCAGTGCCGGAACGACTTACACAGGCGGTAGAAGTGTTGAAAGGAAAAAGTGGGAAAGGAGAGGATAAGTAATGGCAGTATGGACAGAAAAATTCATTCATAAAAATGAATATTCTCGTCCAGGATTAAAATTAAAAGGTGTGAAAAAGCTAGTTCTGCATTGGACCGCGAATCCGGGAGCATCGGCAGCGAATCACTTTACGTATTTCGATAAAACGATCATAGAAAAGAAAAGTTACGCTTCTGCTCACATTGTTGTTGATAAAAACGAAGCGATTAACATTATTCCTCTTGATGAAGTGGCTTACCATGCCAACGATGGCACTTATCGCGGTGTTCCAGAGTTGAAACCGAACGCCAATTTTTTGTCCATTGGGGTGGAAATGTGTGTTGAAAAGAATGGTACTTTCCATCCGGACACAATTGCTCGTACAGAAGATGTGTTTGTAGAGCTTTGTAAGAAATTTAAGCTGGACCCGATTAAAGACATTGTGCGGCACTACGACATCACGCATAAAAACTGCCCAGCTCCTTGGGTGAAAGATAGTCAAAAATTTATTGACTTTAAAAATCGCGTTAAAGCGAAATTGAATCAAACCAAATCATTAACGGTTACAGAATCGAATACCCAATATTACACGGTTAAACCGGGTGATACGCTCTCCGAAATTGCGGCGAAATACAAAACAACAGTGGCGGCATTACAAAAACTCAACAACATCAAGAATCCGAATCTAATTCGTGTCGGACAAAAATTGCGTGTAAAGTAATCCCTGCCGTTTGGCAGGGCTTTTTTTATTTTTGTGGAATGAAGTATTAGGGAGGTGATTCCATGTTCGAAATCGTCGGCCGACTGCGTTGTCCCTTGTGTTCCAATCCGGTTCAGCCGGATGAAAAAGTCTTCCTCGACATCATCAACACCGTCATCCACCAGAAATGTTACTATAAATCTCCGCAGCGCAAACTCCCAATCAAGGATGAAGGTCCATTCCAGAAAATGCTCCTGAAATATCCTTTTTTCAGCGAGGACGATGAAGATGATTCCATGTGAAAATTGCGTCAATATGTGGTAATTTTTCATTAATTTTTGACATAATCCGACAATATTTTTACGTTAATTGTGATATGGTGTAAACGTAATAGTACAAAAGAGGGGGAATACAAAGTATGAGCGAAAAGAAAAAGAAACCGTTATACAAAAGATGGTGGTTTTGGGTTCTTGCCATTATTATTGTTGCTGCTGTAGCAAGTGGAGGCGGAGAAAGCAGCGATCAAACGAAGGAAAGCGAGAAAAAAGAATCTACAGAAAAGGCAACAACTACAGCAGCAACTCCTAAAGAAGAACCGGAAAAAGACGAAAAGAAAGGCGTAGTAACGAAAGAAAAGTTTGAGCAAATTAAAGACGGTATGACATACGAAGAAGTTGTAAAAATTATCGGGGCAGAAGGAAATCTTGTTTCTGAAACAGGTGAGAAAGGGACTGCTACTCACACAGCTATTTACGAGTTTGAAGGAGACGGTAGCTTGGGAGCTAATGCTAGCTTTACTTTCCAAGGCGGCAAATTAATAAACAAATCGCAGTTCGGTATTGAAGATGAAGAAGCATCGAAAGTTACCATTACTAAAGAAGAATTCGATAAAATTCAAAACGGTATGACGTATGAGCAAGTAAAACAAATTGTTGGTGGTGAAGGGCATAAAGTTTCCGAAACTGGGAAGCCTGGAGCGGCCGATCATACTGTGATATACGATTATCAAGGTGAAGGAGACATTGGAGCTAACGCTTCTTTAATGTTCCAGGGAGGAAAATTGATTAATAAATCACAATTCGGATTAAAATAAAACACATACAGCCTACTCGTTTGAGTAGGCTCTTTTTTTGTTTCGCTCCTTATCACCTGTTTACAGTTTAACGATTTATGTATAAAATGAAAATAGGATTGTAATAAATAATAAAAGAAATGGTGTTCTTACATAAGACGAGTAGGAGGTGGTTCAATTGCTTGGTAAATGGGAGGAACTCATAGCATTGAGACAAAGAAACGGTCTCTCTTTGGAGGCGCTTTCATCAATGTGCGGGTTATCGCAAGAAGAGTTATTCAGACTTGAAAACGGTTTAGAAGAGGTGAATGAGCTTCAACTTGAAGCGATTTCTGAAGCACTTAATGTTTCTCCTTTGGCATTACTAGGGATTGAAACCATCTCCGAAAGTTCACCGGTAGAGGCGAGACTTAGAACCCAAGGCGACTTAGATCTTGATTTAAAGAAAGCCATTAATTTTGGTTTAGATTTTATAAATAAGATTGAGGAACTAAAGTACTTGGATAGTCTCGGCTAATAGTAGGTGGTTGCTTTGGAGATCTATTCAAAAATTTATAAAAACAATAACTTGTATTGGTTAGCTAAGAGTCGCGCTATTGCCGTTAGACAAAAATATGGGTTGGAAAGCGGGCCGATCCAACAGCCCGTTTTTGGTTTTTTAGAAAGAGAAAACTGTTTTGTAGTTACTATTGATTTAGGGAAAACTAGTGCTACTGGGATGTATCTGAGAAAAGATGATAATAAATTGGTGCTAATTCATAAAAAAAGAGTACTAGGTCAGCAAAACTTTACAGCTGCACATGAATTATCTCATGTTTTATTTGATGAAGATTCATTAATGGACATATGTTACCCAGAGCATTATCAAAAAAAGGATAGAAAAGAAATACTAGCAGATTTCTTTGCGGCCAATTTTTTGATGCCAGAAGAAGATATTATAGCTGACTGTGAAAATCTAAAATGTATTAATAAAAAAGATATCGTTTTGTTGAGCGCAAAGTATCAGGTAAGTTTTATTGCGATGGCGCTAAGATTATATACATTAGGATTTATTACGCGAGAGGATTTTGATAAATATAAAAGGCAAAGTACAAAAGGGAAAATTGGAGCCAGAAAAATTTGTGAGGATGAGGGAGTAGATCCTGCTCCATTTATTGCTCCTTTAGAATCATATATTTCACCAAGCTTTTTTGAATTACTTGTTAATGTATACCATAAAGCAAATATTAGTCGATCTGTGTTCATTGATTACTATTTAAAGCCTTTAGAGGAAGAGTTGCAATTGAGTTTGCAACATATAGTTGAAAAAGCAGATAGAGAATATCCCACAGAAGTGGAGTGGGATGATATATGATTGATCAATTTATTAACGGACCAGCTGTTTTAGACAATACCGTTCTTTCTCACTTTTCTAGAGCTAATGCATTTTGCTTGATAAAAGAAACATTAAGAGGAATACCCATAATCACAGTATCTGTTCACAAAGAAGCTTTAAAAAAACCGGATGTTTCTCAAGATGTTCAGAAGGCAATAGATGAAGGATGGCTAACTGTAGATACTCTTAAAGGTAGACAAGCTCTAGCTGAATATTATAGGTTATCCAAAAAATATCCCCATATTCCTGGAGCTAAGGCTAAATTAGGGGACGGGGAAGCAGCGTCATTAATTTATGCTGCTTACAATAATTGTGTATTATTTACTGATGATCAAGGGCCTCGTAAAAGAGCAAAAGAATATGGTGTAAAGGTCGCAGGATCTCTTGCTATTTTATACTTTGCATACAGTGAATATAGTTTGATAGATTTGCCTAGATGTAATGAATTATTTCTTAGAATGAAAGAAAATAATGGTTATTTTCCCAATAGATTTAAAAGTTTTTATGACGTTATACCTGAAATGGAACAGAAATTCGGTAATAAAATTAAACGAATTTATTAATAAGAGACTACCGACGAAAACGGTAGTCTATAATTTTGAGTTTTGGCGATTGAAAAGCCCTTCTCATCGAGAGGGGCTTAAATACCTAACAATTGTTTTTTCTTCGCTTCAAATTCTTCTTCTGTTAAAATTCCTGCCTCTTTTAATTCGGCTAATTTTTTAATTTCATCAGCTGCACTTAATGATGATTTTGCTTCAGATTTTTTCCCAACGTTTTCTTTAACATGCTCAATAAATTTATCTACTTCCCCTTGATTAATCCACTTCATCTTGACCTTATTTCCTGAAGCGAAAAATGAGATAGAACGCCCTAACATGCCTTTACTAATCTCAAACGAGCTAATATTAGCGTAAGGAAATACTTCCAAATCGTAACCAAACATCTTTTTACCATAAAACAAAATACGGCGATCTGTTGCCAGAAATACTCCATTTCTGAGTGTATCTTTTCCCATGATTTTTGTCTCATAAGCACCTAAAACACTCGCGACAATAGGTTCATTTGGCTCCAAATATTGAGACGCTTCTTTAACCAACTTATCAATTTTCGCCATTTTCGTGTTCCTCCTCAATTAATTCTTCCATTGTAACTCCTAAAAGCTTGGACAGTTGATATGCCTTAATCAAATCTGGCTGCGTTTTATTATTTACCCAGCTTGAAAAGGTCTGTATAGACACACCGCACTGTTTAGCAAGTGCTTTATGTTTTAGTCCTTTTTCCGCAGCCCAATAGGCAATTCTGTTCCGATACATATGTATTCACCTACTTAAGTATTACCCATTCGACAAGAATGGACAAATTCCTGTTCAAGAATTCTGGAATAAAAATTAAAGAAAATTAGAAGGACAAGATATATTGGACAATCTCTCCCGAATACTCTTTACCATACCAAGTAACTTTCTCCATAACGTACCCGATTTCCTTCAAAACAGCCAACCATGCAAGATTTCAGAGAAAAAGGGAATGAGGGGAGGAAGGTAGATTGGAACACGAAGGAGCATTGCGGAGTATCTTCCAGGCTTACGCTGAATATCGAAAACGGCATCGGAAAATGAACGAGTTCGAGTATCTTGAAAGCACACCATACTTGCACAGCTCTGACTACTTGAAGGAGTTGTATCGCGGCGCGGACACGAAGGAGAAGAAACAGAAGCTGTTTGACTACATCGAACGATTTAAAGTTGATGACAAACAGTACAAAGGTTACTACTCATTATACGAACAGATCGGCAAGGAACTGGGACACATCGAGGATGAGGAATACATCAGCATACCGAAGTCACTAATTCTCGATTATGTTAAAGAAATGATTGAAGATGATGGAAGCGAGTGGTATCAACGGCATTTTTACAAAAATCATCTGAGGAGGCAGCGAAAATGATCGAAGTGATCGGCGGTGGGCTTGTGTTGATCGGAATTGCCTATGCGGAGAACAAGGGGTGGGTAGACAAGGAAAGCGTGTCCTTTGTCTTGAATGTGGGTATGCAAGCGGGAATATGCGCGAGCATGTTTTATTTTCTTCACAAGCTGTCCGTTTTGTTTTTGTGACATGTTCCCACGCATATTCCCTTGCAGACGGAGAGTGGGTCCATTTGAAACCCTATTACCATGCGTATGAACGAGCTTTCGGGAATATGCCCGATGTTTGGGATAGTATCTCTTTTTTCGAGGTGGTTTTTGATGTTTGAACTTCTTGCGATACCTGTCCTGTCGGGAGCGGCTGCGTTGTATGTCGGAGTGAAAAAACGGAATGTCGATGAGATGGTTATACGGAAGGTGTTCAAAAATTTGAAGGTCGGAGCGGTAGAGGGAAAAGACTTTGTCTACCCAAAGCTGATCGCAATGGAGAAAAAAGAATATGGTGTTCGGTATGTTTATCGTGTTCCGTTGGGATTACCGAAAAAGGCATTGGAACCGGTCGAAGAAATACTTGCTGCCACTCTGGACCGGCCAGTGGAAGTCACTTTCAAGAAATGGTTATACATCGATATTTTCCAAAACGACATTCCGGAAAAGGTGCTGTATAGCGATGTTCCGAACATGGTAGGATGGGTCGTGCCACTTGGCCTTAACGAGAAAGGCTGGCACTTTCATGATTTTGACAAAACTCCGCATTGTGTAGCAGGAGGGACGACGCGATTCGGTAAAACAGTGTTTTTGAAAATGGTGACGACATACCTTATTGAACATCACCCTGACGATGTGGAATTTTTGATTATTGACCTGAAGGGCGGGCTTGAATTCGAGCGTTACCGTGAACTGAAACAAGTCATAGACGTCGCCAGCGACCCAATAGAGGCGTTTGAATGTTTAACGCGTATAAAGGTACTGCTCGAACGAAAAATGACTGAATTTAAGCGAAATGGGTGGTCTAACGTGGTAAATACACCTATACAAAAGCGAACGTTCATTATTGTCGATGAAGCGGCGCAGCTCGTTCCAGAAAAGTTCATGGAAAAACCAATGCGCGACCTACTTTCGTATTGTCAAAGCATCCTTTCTGAAATTGCCCGTATCGGTGGAGCTTTGGGTTTTCGACTTGTTTTTTGTACGCAATACCCAACGGCTGACACCCTACCAAGACAGATTAAACAGAATGCGGACCTGAAAATCTCGTTTCGCCTGCCGACCGGATATGCGTCAGTTGTCGTGATCGATGAACAAGGTGCAGAAGAGCTGCCATCTGATATTCCAGGGCGCGCAATCATCAAGACGCATGAAAAGAAAATCGTCCAAGTGCCATACATCACTGATGACGAAATGATGAAAAGACTGGTGGTGTACCGCGTTGCTAAAGTTAGAAAAGCTCAACGAACGGCAGATGAAGATACTATATTCTTTGAATAGTCTAGGTGCATTAAGCCGTTCGCAAATTCAATATATGTTCGACCTGGGAAGCAAACGTAATGCCAATCGGGTGCTGCAGTCTATCCGCGATTTCGTGAACCGTAAAGCGTTAAAAGAATGTGTATATTACTTAAACAAAAAAGGCGCAGAAATGATCGGCGGCCAAGTGACCGTGACAGGAAATAGCCCACTCGAACACATTGTCATGCGCAACGACATTTATATTTTCTACCACTATCCCCACGACTGGAAAGCGGAAGCGAAAACAAGGTGGAAAGAAGGTGGCAAAGAATACAGTATTGTATCTGACGCGCGGTTCACATATCACGGGCAGATGTACTTCTTGGAAGTCGATATTCAACAAAAAATGGCCGAAAACAAACGAAAGATCGAGAAGTACGCGTATTTGTTCCGATTCATACAGCGCCAGCAGATCGGGGAGCCGGTACTACTTTGGTACACCGTTTCGGAAGTGAAGAAGCGACAGCTAGAAGCGTGGTGCAAGGAGTACGGAGTGGTATGTGAGGTGCTATACAAAAATTAA